GCACCGATGCGCTTGATCCGTTCACCCGGATTTCGATCTGGCCGCTGCCGCCGCCGGCCACGACCAATCTCATTTGAACATGCGTCCATACTCCGGCGATGACTATGGGCGGTGTTTGGCCCAGGCCGTTGTTGTCGTTTCTTAAAAAATTCAGTTGTCCACCAGAATTGATGCGAATAAGAGTATGCTCGACGCTGCCTTGCTTCAATTTCATGAAGGTGCCCAGGCCATTGAAAATAAAATCCGGCTTGATGGCGAATGCGACGTACTTCGTGCTGCCGGATGTTTTGAGCCCGAATCGGCACTCACCGCCGCTCGACATTCGAATCGCTCCTTTGCCGCTCCGGCTGCCACTCGCTAGAATCGTGGCACTAAAACCGCTGACACAATGATCCGCGACTGTCGTGGAATAGCCAAATGAACGAACCAGATCGTAAGTTAGGGCCATGCGTCCTCCGTTTAATTAAATGGTCCGCGCACCGCGTTGTTCGCTGCATCGATGTAAAGCAGGCGGCAGGCCGCCGGCGCTACGTTCACGGTCACCGCGCCGCTTCCAACTTTAATCGTTACGTTCTGGCCGCCGGTGGTCGCATTCTCCACCATGATCGGCCGGCTTCGTGATTTGAACGTGACGGTCCGCAGGGCCGTCAATGCGCCGGTGAAACGGAAATACATCGCCGCGTCGTGTTCGAGATCCGAGAGCGCGACGTTGGCGTCCGGGACGTTTTTCACCAGGGCGGATCCCAACGCGTCATCGAGGCGATCGAACGCCTTATTAGCGGTCGTTTCCTTCTGCAGTTGGCTTTGAACGATGTAATCAACCTCGAAATTTACTGTGCTCACAATGTCACCTCGATCACGTCGCTCGGTTCAAGCTGGATGAATTTTCTGGTCAGCACGATTTTCCGTTCATGCCGTTCCGTCCACATCAAAGGCAAAATGGTTTGCGCGGTCCGTTTGGCTTCGTCGGCGGTCATCACGATCGGGAGACTCACATCGACATTGTTCGCATAGTCGGTGATCAATCGTTCGTCGTGCTGCTCGCCCTCCTCATAATCCTTTTCCTTCTGGAGATATCGCACGCGGACAAACGTCGGCAATTTTCTTTCATGGATCTCGCCCGTGGCGAGGAGATCCGGCGGCTCCTAGCCCATCTCGAAGGCACCGAGATCGTTTTTCGTGAGCGTGAAAGAGACCGGCCGATTGCGTTTCGGAAATTTGAGGACCGCGCCGCTCTCGACGGCATCGAACAGAAATCGCACCAACAACGGTTTCAAAAAATCGCTCCACGTCATCGTGCGATCGCGTTGATAGCCGCGCAGGCAATCGGTGAGCTCGCTCACGTCGAATCGGGATTCCGGAATCAACGCGTATTTGCACGCGCCGGCGACGGCCCCGGAGAGCGGCACGCAATCCTCATTCGTGACGAGCGCCACGGGGTAAATATCGCCGTTCTGCGGACCGTAGAAGAACACACCATTTTTGAAGATCAATTGCCCCGCGCCAAAATTCACGCCGAACACGTTGCCGACGGTGCCGATCAGTTCGCATTGTTTGTTCTTCAAACGATAAAAATTCACCGTGCCGAATCCGAATCCGGTCTGCACGAAATACATTTCCTCGTCGTTGACGACGGAGAAGCTCGCGAGTCGATCCGGGCCAAGCTCCCAGATCTCCAGAACTTCGAAGCTGTCGCGGTCCATTTTGAACAGGCGCGAGCTCGGGCCAGGGAATAGGCCTCCGAGGCCTTGCGATTCGAGCGCATAGAGATAATTGTTCGATTCACGGATCTGGATGACCGCAAGATGAGACATCAACACGTTGCTCGTTCTGAGGAACGCGCCGGCGGGCGTGTACTCGGCGAGGAGCCCGTTAGAGCCTCCCCATCCACTGTTGAAATGCAGCAGGATTTTACCGTTCTTGTAGACCCAACTCGTCACATTGGCCATATCGAACGGCGGCGGTCTTGGCAGGAAGATCTCCGCGCTTTCGTTGTAGAGAATGAGATGATAGCCGGATGCCGATGATTCCAGGAACGCCGTCACGTCGCTCTGCCCGGCGCCGGCGGTGTGCGGGATTACATCCCAGATCGGATCGAAGGGACCGAGAATTTTTGTTTCCGGAAAAATCCCGTTCGGTGTCGCGCGCACGTAATAATAAGCATAAGGCGAATTCACTGTGTTGCTGCCGTAGGTCGTGAAGGCCTCCGCCCAATAATTCGTATCTGTCACGAGGAGAACGGCCTCGCCGTTGTCGTCGATATAATTCCAGCTCTGTTTGGTGATCCACGAGATCCCGAGGCCGGCGGTGGCGCTCCATGCGGGAAAGACCTTCAACGATTCGCCGCCGTTGTCGAACACTTCCGCGGTTGCCGGCGGCACCTGATTGGCGTAATCCGCAAGTTGAAAATCGGTCACGGTGATGTAGACCATGCCGCGATAGGCAGGAACGTTGCCGACGCCGTGCAGGGCTTCGAGCGTAGGATCGGGCACTTGATCTTCGGATCCGAGATAGATTTTTAACCCGCCGTTGGTGAACGGAAAATTCGAGGCGAGGATCTCTTCGAGGGTTGCGCCCTCGGGCACATTGCGGACGAGCTTCGGCCCCATCCAGATCCGGAGGATCCCGGCCGCCTGGCGGCGCCGAAACATCCAGGCCGCGTCAACTGAATAGGTGTAAAAGAAACCCGAGGGGCTCCCGCCGAAAATACCCTTCCCGCCCGCCTTGTGTTTCTTCTCTTTGAGCTTGCTCGCGTCGATCAGCAGGCCCGGCAGCGCGATCGTTCCCCAGGAATCGCGCACGGCCTCGCCGAACGCGCTCGATGTCACGTCCAGATTGGTCAGCCGCGGGCCGATCTGTTGAGGCTTGGGCGGGAAGAGAAGCCCGCTCAACATCGACCCCACGCTCCAGCCGATCGAGGCGACAGTCATCACCGTCGTCAATGTCGCACCGACGGCGGCCGCGGCGCCGCCCGCGACGGCTGCACCGGCCGCCGCGATTGCCAGCGGGACCGCGTGCGCATCTGAGGGCAATACGCAATAGACAACAGGCAACAGAAAGAAGATTAGAAATTTCAATCTTTGATCCCTCGTAGGCGATAGAATCGTTTGATCCGGCCGCGGAATTCCGGGGTCAATCTCTGTTCGACGACCTTGCCGGCGCCGGAATGCTCGACACTACCCGCGCGCGAATGCGCATGGATGATTGTCCCGAGCTCGGTCAAGACGGCCAGGTGTCGAGGGAGCTCCGCCGATGTAGAGATCGCTCATCCAGGCGATATCGCCGGGTTTCTCTTGTCCCGCCGGAACGCGTTCGAGGAGCTCGTCGAGCCCCTTCTCCATCTGCGCGGGAACAGGGAGCATGCCGTAACGGCGGAAATCGAAATCCGCCGGCAAGAGGCCGAGGGCCTTTGCCGCCTCCTGGGGAGCGCCGATGCAATCGACGAAAAGCCCCTTGGTTCGTCCCTGATGACCGAACGGCGTGCCGATCCAGGTCCGGCATTCGGCTATAAATTCGGCTCTTGTTTTTCCCATGCGATCAATTCCGCCGGCCATTTCTGCTGCGTTTCATCCTGCAACGTGAGCCCGTCTCGGATCCAAAGATCGTTGCCATCCCAACCGATCCAGCCGTTGCCCTGCAATCGGAGAAAACCGCCGGCAATCTTCCGCCACGTCCAATCGAAGGGCTCGCACCAAAGATGCATTCCCGAATGGCCGAGATGCTTCGAGCAGCGCACGATAAACGACATAGGGAAGTCGCGCGCGGCGACCTCGATCATCGAGCGGCAGCGATAAATATCAGGCGGAATTTGTTCGGTCATTTCGGCGCATCCGGGAACATGAATTGTTGGTGAATGCCTGGGATCCAGGGCTCGCCGCGAAAGTTGTAAACGTTATCGAACGTCTTGCAGGTGTCGAACCGATGATCGCAGCCGACCTCGATCAGATACGGATCGCCGAGATCGACCGGATAGAGCGGCGGATCGCGGAGCACGATGGCGCCAGGGCGCCAGGCGATCACGCCGCCGGCCGACGAGCTCGGGATCGCTTCCGCCACAGTAATGCGCGTGCGATTCGGTCCGGCCTCGTAGATGACGGCGACGACGGTGTACGTGCCATCACTCCCCGGGCCTCCGGAAATCGGGAAAACATCGCCGATCGTGAAGAATTGCACCTTGTCGCCGGTCACATAGAAATAACTGTTCGCCACGTCGACGAGGATGATCGGGTATTGTGTGCGCGAATATTTCTTGACCTCTGTGGCAAAGCCGCCATTGCGGCCGTCTGTGAAGGTGAAGAGACCGAACATGAAACGGCCCTCGATCTCGGTGCGGTTTTTGTCCTGCACGATATCGCGCTGCGGAGATCCGGTGACGGTTCCCTCTTTCGTGAGGGCATCGATCGCCGTCCACGTGACGCCGCCGTCTGTCGTCGTGGATCCGATCGCCGTCGACCAGGCGGGCTCCGCCGGGCCCGAGACGCCGCCCGCTGTGCATTTGAAATACCGGCCGTTATAGACCGATGGCTTGACGATATCGCCGCGCGCCGCGTCGAAGGGCTCGACGGCCGTGTAGGATTTGGTCGGCTGCCACGTGTAAGGATTGAGCCGGATCTTGCAGCCGAATCGTTCGTTGAAAATATCTTTGATCCGGTTGCCGAATTGCGCGCGGCATGTGACCGACGTGATCGGCCCGCCATTCTGCGCGAGCATCGAGAGGAGCCCATGCCCCTCGGCGACGAACGTTATATCGCCGTAAGTGATATCGCCCAGGCGGCCGTATTCCAGGATGTGCTTGCCGGCGGCGAGATCGAGATAATTCACTTCGAACGTCTCATACTCGGCGCCGCTGTAAAGCCCGCGCTCGATATCGACGGCGGTGATCTCGTCTGAATTCAACAGCGCGTGGAGATCCCGCGTGCTGAAAGAGAGATCCGAGGAATTGTCCATCGCCGTTGGATTCGATCCGGTTCGCGCCCAATAGGTGACGCCATCGATCACCAGATTCTTTTCGAATTCCGTGAAGCCGAGCACGCGGCGCATGGTGCCGAAACTCGAGCCGGCGGCGTAGGTTCCGAAGGCGGTTGTGTTGATGTTGATCCGGACCTGTTTCGGCGAAATTACTTCAAGAATTTGCCCGTAGGCATCGTTTATCTGCGTCATTCCTTCGATGCCGGAAAATTTGACGTTCATTCCTTCGCGATAGAAATGCGGCGAGAGTGTGGTCACGATCGCGGGATTTGTCTTGGTGATGTTCACCACCCGCGGCTGCCGCGCGGAAAGCGTCAATTTCGTGCAGAACGCGATCGTCTGCACCTGACCTTGATAATGCGTGAGCAGGCCCGCCGGAATCGTTCTCACGGCGCGAGCCTCACTTCCTCCAGGTGGACGTTGACCTCGCCCGTCTGCCACGCGAGAAACGATCCATCGAAATCGTCGGAGGCGAATTTCGCGGGATGAAAATATTCATAGCCCGCACGAATGGTTTCCCCCCCTGCCAGGCCGACGCTCCGGCTGATCACGCCGGTCGAGACGTTCATCGTCCAGCCGGCGAGCTCGGCGGCGCCGTTGACCGAGACCTTGAGCGTCCCGGCCTTCGGCTTGTAGATCGTTTTCACCAGCGACGCGCTGCCTACGGTGTACGTTTTGACTAACTGGAAATCTTTCTGGCCGGCGACGGCCGTGCCGATGATCTGATCCATGGCGGTGATCGGCGCGCCATGTTGATCGCCGTGCGCCGATTTGAAATCAGCCCAATATTTGTAGAGGAAAATGTGCCCCTGTCCGCGCACGACCATGAAGAGTTTGTAAAGATCGTAGATCTTCCCGGCCTGGCGCGCGCCGTAACCCACATCCCATTCACAGAGCGGCGTATCGCGTTTGATATCCGCCTGGTGCCAGCCGCTCGGGAGCTTAACGATCTTGGTCAGGAATCGCGGGCCGCCGGGCGAATGGAAGCTGATATCGGTCGGGAACACAATGTCATCGTAGACGGCCATGGCTTATCCCATTCGCGCGATTTGATTGCT